CTGGACTGTTCTCGGATACATAAGGCAAAGGCCCTAGTATTCTCTCTATGGTTTTAAACATGAGAGAGGCTGTCCTCCAATAACCCTTCAAGTAGAAGGAGTTAGCAGAGGCAGTCCATGAGATCAGACGGTCCGCTTGTTGCCTGTTCTCAGGAATTGGTTTGCGAAAGTAAGTCGGTGTAACTGACTCACCCGCATAGCAATCCTCACCACATGACTCTCTGAAGCTTCCGCTCAAGAAAGTCTTATTGGTGTTTACCTTACAATTGTATTTTTGTAGGTAATCGAGAACAGAAACCGCATACATCGTGGGAACGATAATATCGTCCCCATAGATGTGAACGCCTCTAGAAACTTTAAAACAGTTTCTAGGCGTTACAGGAAGGTTAAGTTTTTCCAGGAGAGCCACTACACATATAGTGTAGAAATACATGGCTTCCACGGGAAAACAGAGAGCAGAACCCATAGACGCAAACTTCCTTAAAGGACCAATAATTTGGCCATCAGGGAGCTGTGCGTGCGTCGAACGACATGCCTCGATCGCATCCTGAAGATCAGGATTTGATCGGAACATCTCCATTGCAAGATCATGGGGAACCCGGTCACTTGCATCAGAAAGATCGATCGTTGCTAATCGACCTGTTTTCGACGACGACATCGCGAGCTTTTGGTTAACAGATTGGTCATGAAAATTTACATGACCCTTCGATAACCAATTTATTCCAATGGCTCTTTGAAGAGCTTCTTGGATTCCGTGTTGTACATATTGTTGACAACAGGGCTCAATTGCGATGATTCTAGGGCTTTTGAGTGTTTTAGGTACTGAGACCACCCTAACGGGTAGTTCCAGGGCCTTTGGAACGATCGATACCATTTGGAGCTCCTCACTATCGCTCGGGCACCCAATAGGATACCCGTTATCGATAAGAGGGAAATAAGGCTCCAGACGATCGTGCCAACTAGACCATGAGTACTTTTCATTTCCATGAAGGTACTCTGCGGTCGCGCCGGGACCATGCTTTGGAATACAATTGGCCAGTTCGATTGAACTAACCATAGGACCCCAGAGCACAGAAGCCACGCTAATAAACTTAGCGTAGACCTCTTCCGGCACTGAAAACATGTCAAAAGACTGCTCAATGGCAGTGTAACTTGAGAAGGCGGATGCTTCCCTTTCGGGGGAACATCCAATTTCAATCTTTGCAAATGCACGACAAATCTGTCGAACGCATCCAACAATCGTTGAAATATCCTCTTGTTCATTGTCAATACCTCCTGTTTCCTGGTTGAAAATTCGACCGAGCATACCTTGCAAAAATGCAGGGATTGCTCCACTTTTTCGAAAATTTCGGAAAAGTGATGGGTCGATCTTCCCATTTGCTAAGCTTCTTTCGAAGTCATTGCAAAATTGGGGAAGGGTTATCGTGATAAACGATATCCCCTCTTTTTCAACCCGTGATCTCATAGTTTCGAGATCACGTAAATCGGAGACATCAGCGGTACACTTCATGCAGGCATCTATATAGATAGCGTGCATGAACTTCATATGGTCACTTGCACGGTCATTACGACCGTACTCGTTGCTTTTCAAGGTACCCTCCAATCGGTGGGAAGCCTTCAAGCTACGATATTTGCCTTCCTGACACCATACTGGTATCAGGCAAACGGACACCAATACGGAAAAACCAAAGACGAGTGACTTGGATGAGATTTAACTCTCAGTTCCAATCATCTTATCTATGGCCGTATTATCTAGCCAGGTCTTAAGACCGGCTATAAGCTGTTCTATTTGCGCAGTCGTAAACCCGTAAACGGGTCTATCGATCACACAATAGAAACTTAACGTCTCGTAATCATTGACGTTAGTCAATGGGTCCGCGACGATAGCGCGTTGGTCGATCCGAACCATTGATCGTTTCCGATCATTGGAAAGGGTATGAGATATCGTTAAACGATAACTCTCATCCGCGAGTTGATAGACGGATTTTGTTCCTTCTGTCAAGTATCGCGGCATTACCTTCGCGACAGCATTAACGGTGACCGTTTGTGGGTCGGAAAACATAGTAGTTGACCTCCGAAGTTTAGCGGAGTTATCCTGCTACAGACCCGATCCTTTCCAGGGGACCAGACCTTGGTTAAAGTAACAGGCAGATAATCCGAACTGATAAGTAGAACGAGAAGCGTTTTTAATGCATTCGCGTTATACCTAGAGCAGCAAGGATCGCAAGTTGTCTTGGACTTAAAAGGTTCCAAGACAGGCCAAAGCCATAAGGGGTACTTGCACTATTTCTCACTTTCTCGGTCCACAATAAGGGCCAAGAAGCTGAGATAGTACCATCTTTAAAGGGCAGAGTTTGAACAACAATCTGCTCCGTTGAAGAATGGCGCGACACGTACAAGTATCTGGCCGCGATTGCGTCGATGGCTATATCCGTCATTGCGTCAATATTGGCGCCAAAGTCGGTAAACCAATCTACCAACCACGTCCAAGGTGTTGCACGATAGATAGTCGATGGAGTTATTCGAGCTCCGTAAATCGTTAAATAACGATTGACAGAGTTCCAAGCCGAATTATAATCCGGTAATGACTCATCGAATTCTGGCCGATAATACTTGTATGAACCAACCGCGGTTATGTAAGAGTGCTTTCGCTCTCTCACTTCCCACGTCGGGTTCACACCAGGTACAAATAAACTCTGAACGAGATAGCCTACAGGTTCAACCTGCATGCCAGTCCCGCTCGAGATTACTGTATCGGTCCAACTATCATCGAGAACTGCTCGCCGTCTAATCCACTTATCATTATTAGCGCGTAATTTGCTTTTAATGGCGTGGAAATCTTGAAAAGTCGTATAAAACTTTTTAAGATCACCTATAAACGGCGTCCACCCAAATTGGTGGTTGAGAAAGTCATCTGACACTCTTTTTGGTGTCATCACCCGAGAGTTAACGTTTCCACCCATTAGTCTCCACACATCGTGGAATCTTCTGGATGAAGACTTAAGCATACGAGGGATATCCCTCGTCTCTGCTATAAAAACTCCGGCTGAGGCTTTCTCAAGTTTAGGCCTAGTTTTCATATAGGCCTGCAGTTCCCAGCTTGCTGTAGATAGCTGCGGGAAGGCTGGCGAAAGCCAGCTTTTCCAATCATAACCATTTCCCCAATGATAGGGTAGAAAACCCCCTTCATAGTGGACACGACCAGTCCCGATTCCATAAAAGGTTTCGGTATGATCGTGAGAATGGTAATGGCCCGAAGCTATTACCCGTTGTTCGGGAAATTTCACTAAACGAGACGCAAAGTTATCTCCTTCTGTATACGGCGGACCCTTGTGAATATAATCACGAGTTGTCTGCCCTTCAGCAGTTGATAACGACACATCGGTACTTAATGACTGCCCAGGAATGGGAGTCAATATACCGGGTGTTACCTCCAAGGAAAACTTTCCAAGGGGTAGGCGAAATTTGCCAGCCGTAGTACTATTACTAAGGGGGGCCTCTTTCGATCCTCTACTGCGCGTTCGTGGAATTCCAGACATAGCTGTGAACACTCCTTTATGGATTGTTAGTTCTAGTTGTGATTAGCAACTAATTGCAACTGCTGAACTAACAGAATGCAGACTTTAGAGTCATGCGTTGATTAGTTGTAGTATGGAAAGGCAGGAAAGTAAGAAAGGTTCAAACCTTAAACTTATCTCTCTGGGCCTTAGTAAGAGACTGATCCTTACGGAGCAGCTCTTCGATTTTTGCAATAGTGTCCAGTGATAAACTGAACAAAATCGCGATTATCTGTACTACACGTGCGAATTTAGAAAGCTTAGCCATGAATACTCCTTTCTTACGAAAAGAGAACCCATGGAGCGATCTCAATCCGCGACTAGTCATGCACTGACATTTATATGTCGGCATATCAATGAAGAGAACCATCGCTGATTCTCCAGACCCCCCCAAG